GGGAGGGGGCTTCTACATTCTGCCGTTTGTCGCACACCGAAAATAAAAAGTACCTCAGTATAATCTAGAGCTTAGCTATTCTGCGCGCGTCCCTAAGATTTCGGCAAATCTTTATTTGCGACCTGGCTATATGAGGAAGCCTATCTATGCCTAAAGGATATCGAAGTCTTACACTGCAACGACGAAGCCGGCCCAAAGGGAAGCGATTGAATAAGCGGGAGCAAGCCTTGATCAAAGCTTCCACAGAGTTAGGAAAATCCAGCTATCAAATCGAAAAAGAGACAGGCATCGCACACACCACTGTGGGTCGCTACTTGAAAAATCAAGAAGCATACGCAGATCCCAAAATGAAAGAGATGGTGGCGCAGATTAAAGAGCATGAGATCTTGGATTTGACGGTGCTTAATGTTCGGGCTAAAGCCCGATTACATAAGATTGCCGATCGAATGAATCCTATCGAAGCAATCGCACTTATGGATCGCACCTTTCAGCAAATTAGACTGGTGGAAGGCAAGTCAACCCAGAATATTGCTTCGCTTACAAAGATTATTCAAGACGCACATGGAGATTCAAATGGCGGTGATAATCGAGAAGCTTTCAAGTAGTCCTTTGCCGGTGTTTCAATGCGGGGCACTGAAGTTTATGCTTTTGCCGGTGCTTGTGCCGGATGAAGATAGCTTGCCCGACACCCCTTATCGATTTCCATACCGTGTGTGGAAAGATGATGGGTTGATTCCGACAGTGGAGGAAGTTGAGTCATTGTGTCCGGTGGTGGATTTTCTATTACAGTACACTGAAGGGGAAGCATAATCGCCTGTGGCTAGATCCGCTGAGGCGAATATTATTCTCGAATGGTCTCATAATATTATTAAGTATGTGCGGGAGACATTCGATGCTGAGCCTTCCACCCAACAAGCTGAAGCTTTGCTTTTGTTTCAAGAAATGGTGTGGGCGAAGATTCGTGTAAATAAAAACCTTGAACACCTCACTGAGCGGGAAAAGATGCTGTCCGCGAAGTTTGGCATGTCGATCATGTCCGGTGTGGGTACGGGAAAAGGCACAATAGGAAGCTGGTGTATTATCTGGTTTCTTACTTGTTTTCCCTTTCCTAAGATTGCTGTCACTTCGCCTTCAGCAAAACAGATGAGCATCACGCTTTGGGCCGAGTTAGCCAAGTGGCATCAGAAATCTAAGCTTCGAGATTGGTTTGTTTGGAATTCAGAGAAATTCTTTTTCAAAGAGCAAGGCGGTAAGCAGTGGTTTGCCGCGACACGCACTGCAAATACTCGGAATTCACCAGATGAACAGGCCGAGACGTTAGCTGGTTTGCATGAAGACTTTCTTTTGATTGTGGCGGATGAAGCGTCCGGTATTCCAGATCCTGTATTTCGGCCTCTAGAATCCACCCTCACCCGGCTGTGCAATTTATGCTTGGTGCTATTTAACCCGACCCGAGCCAAAGGGTATGCAATCGACACACACCAACGAGATCGAGACAACTGGGTGCCGTTGCATTGGGATGCTGAGAAGTCCACGAACGTTACGAAGGAATCGATTCAACGGCTTGAAAAGAAGTATGGCCGAGATTCGAATACGTTCCGTATTCGTGTTCTCGGGATTCCTCCCTCGACTGGTGAGAACACCGTGCTTCCGTGGGAGTGGATACAAGCTGCTGTGGATCGGGAAGGGGAGCTTGAGGCGTTGGAAGACGATCAGCTTTTCTACTCGCTTGATGTTGGAGCGGGCGGCGACGACTCTGTGCTGCTTAAACGTCGCGGGCCAATTATCTATCCATTAGAAGCTGTGAGTTATGACGATTCGAATGCTCTCACTGATTGGACGGTAAGGCACGCTTTAGCGGGTGAACCGAAAGAGCTGTTGATTGATAACATTGGCGTGGGATGGGGTGTGGAAGGAAATCTTCGGGAGCGCCTGAAGCATACGGATATTCGAGTGGTGGGCGTGAATGTGTCGCAATCAGCTTACAACCCTCATAGGTTTTTTCGTCTACGTGATGAATTGTGGTGGCGCACTCGTGATGAATTTGAGCGGGGCGTGCTTTCAATTCCGAATGATCCATTGTTGATGGGCGATTTAAATGCCCCTCGGTATGAAGAAGTGGGCGGCAAGATTAAAGTGGAGACGAAGAAGGAAATGAAGGCTCGTGGAGTTGATTCACCTAACCGCGCCGATTCTCTAATCATGACAGAAATTTATGAGGGCGGGGCTATCCTTCGTAAGTTGTACACGCCTCTTCATAAGAAAAACAAACCGAAAGCTAAAGGAAGCTGGAAGACAGTCTGATGCCTGAAGAATATGCAAACACTCCTTCGGATACAGCCCGTGATGACAAGAAGCTTTTAGAGAAATTAGATAAATGGTTCAAATATTCTGTTGATCATCCCTCATGGAAGCGCGCGAAAGAAAACATGCTCAAGTGTTTTCAATATCGTGAAGGGGATCAGTGGACACCTAGCGAATTAGCAACGATGGATGATCGGAGCCAGCCGCCCACTGTCAACAATCAAATTGCTGTCACGATTAATAAGCTTATTGGTGATCTCACGGACCGCAAAGCCCGCACAGGATTTAAGGGCCGCAACGAGCCAGCGGATGCTGAGATTGCAGCCGCTTTAACAGATATCTTTCTATACATCCGTCAATCAAATGATCTTGAATTTGAAGAAGTAGACATGGCGGATGACGGCTTCACATCAGGGTTTGGTGTGATGGAAGTGTATGTCACATTCGATGATTTGTTTCAGCCCACAATTAAAGTGAGGCAAGAAGATTCATTGATTGTGTTTCCCGATCCTGATTCACGCCGATATGATTGGAACGATGACGCGCGATTTATCTTTCGGGCGAAGTGGTTTGATGCGGATGAGCTTGAAGAGAAGTATCCAGCTGCGAAGAATTTAGCGGCTAATGAAGCTGGCGCAGCCAGCGACACGGGCGTGCTGAATGCGATTGATACCTTCCGAAATGAATATTACTTCGATGAGAAGCGGAAGAAGATCAGAATTATCGATGGGGAGTATCGGACATTTCAGAAGGAAGAAATTTACTTCATAGTTGACCCTGATAATCTTCTTCCCGCCACTTTGCCTAAAGAAGAAGGCGACAAGATTAAAGCCGAAGCTGAAAAACGAGGGGCAAAGTTTGAGCCTCTTACACGCATGAAGAAGGGTATTACCCGTTGTGTGTTTGCGGGTGGTCGGATCTTGGAAAAAGCAGAGACGAGTCAGAAATACTATTCGCTTGTTCCTTACTTCATGTATCGGCGTAAGGATGGTGGGCCTTATAGCTTGATTACGCTCTCGTTGTCATTGCAAGACGCAATCAATAAGCGAGAAAGTAAAGCTCAGCATCTTCTGAACACGAATCAAACCATTGCAGAGAATACAGCTTTGTTGGATAAAGAGGAGTTTGCAGAAGAACTAGCGAAGCCTGATGGTATTGCCATTGTAGCAGATGGTGCACTTGTTAATCAGAGGGTGTTGCTTCGCAACAATATTGAGCTGGCATCGTCTCAATATGAAATGCATAAAGCAGCTCAGATAAGCTTTCAACAAGTGACGGGGGTAAATCCGGCTGCTGCATTCGACACCGGGGAGCTGCGCGGCAATGCGGCCTTGAAATCGAAGTTTAGTGAGGCTGGTAAGCCGGTGGCTCGTATTTTTGAGAATTTACGCCGTACTCGGACGATTCTTGCACGAGTGTTGCTGGATAAAGTGCAAACCTTCATCACTGCTGAGCAAACCATGCTCATTACGGATAATGAAAACAAAGCCAAGACGATTTCGTTGTCAAAAGAGATGGTGCAGCGAATTAAGACTGCTCAATATGATGCGGTGGTGGAGGACATGCCGGATGTTACCAATATTCATCAAGAGCAGTTCGCATTGATGCTGCAATACTTGCCGCAGATCCTTCCGCATGGGCCGTTCTGGACTAAGTTTTTGCTGAAGGCGTCGGATCTTCGAGATAAAGAAGAGATGGTGGCAGAATTAGACAAGATGAGTGGGCCGCCTCCTGTGCAACCTCGTATTTCGATTCAAGGTAACATTGATAAACTACCTCCTATTGAACGGGCGAAGCTTTGGGAGCTTATGGGAGACCCGGAGTTGGCGCAGATGGTGAGGGATGCGGACATAATGACAAGTGATGAGCTGGAATCGACAGTGGAGCTAGCGAAGGTGAAAATTCAGGCTCAAGCCAAGGCTTTTAAGGAGAAATCAAAATGACGGTGTGGGTGCTGGTGCTAGTGTTTGTGATGGGCGGACAAGTACAGATGAAAACTACGGAGTATCCAACGGTGGAGGCATGTGTATGGCAAGGTAATGCAATAGTGGCCGCACAAGAACGTGATCCTTTGTTTGGACCTG